CTGGCCCTGCGGTGGTGGTCGAGGCGTTCGCCAAGCCCCAGGGCAGGAGCGAGCAGGATCTACCGGGGGTGAAGGCTGGGTCGCTGATGCTCGAAGGGTTCATCACCCGCTGGGCAATGCTGGGCTCAGCAAGCTGGCTGGCGGCCGGTGCTTCGCTCACGTGGGATGAGACGGGCTACAGGCCCGCTGGGATGCTGCCAGGGGCCACAGGACAGGCAGTGCTCTCCGACCTCACCGTGCTGCCCACACTGGTCGATGGCGCCGAACAGGGGCAGCTGCGCATCCTGGAGTTTCCCTTTGGGGTCGGCGGGATCGGCAGCGAGCTACGCGAGGCACTAGGGGACAAGTTCAAGGCGGCACTGTTCACTGCGATCTGAACCATGAGCATCCGGGTAGAAACCACGGTGACCGGCCCCGGCCCTGGGGAGCTGAACCAGATGCTGCAGGAGATCAGCCGCAGCACGCTGGTTGAGTTGTTCGGTCGTTACCAGGCATCCTTCAATCCTTCGGCGTGGAACTGGCCACGGGAGACGCAACGCCGCGTGGGGGTCGTTGGGAGCCCGCGCAACATCGTGGACATCGGCACCCTGCGGCAAAGCGGCACCTACAGCTTTACCGACCCCTACACGATGGAGGCTCGCTGGAGCGCTGATTACGCCACCGCCGTGCATGAGGGCGCCCGCCTGCGCAATGGCACCATCCTTCCGGCTAGGCCTTGGACTGATGCGGTGCGGGGCACGGTGCAGGTATCGGGGATCCCGGTGTTCCCGCTTGGCCGGAAGCTGCAGCAACGCATCCAGAGGGCGGTGGCTGGGTCTTAGGTTAAGCCCTTGAACTGCGCTTTCTTTTTACGGCGATACTGGCCAAGACGCAAAGATCATGAGATAGCCATGCATGACCTAGGTTGGTGTTGAAAACAAACACGTCACCTAAACTAACTTCAAGCGCTCCATGCTTTGTAATCAGCTCTGGCAGTGGGTAGATGCTGCTGTCATTACCGACAAAACAAGCAACGTTTACGCCGAGTCCTGAGTCTGTGTGCCATTTGATGCTCCCGTTGACTGGCAGAAAGCAAACAGAACTATACATAGGCCCAGCCTGACACGGGGCGTAACCGGCAGCGTTGGCAAGGGTTACAAGTGCAGGAAAATCCCACTCTTCCAAAGACGCTCGGTATGATTCAACTTGGCCAACTTCAGCCATCTCTTCCCAGTTGCGCTGCGGATGTTGAAAGTTGTCAATCCTGCCTATCAGTCTTGGTTTCATTGGTGCCTTAGCGTTGGTGGTGGTGTGAGTTAGAGGGCGGTGGCGGGGTCTTAGGTCGGCTGGGCAGGATCTACCGTCGTTGGCAGGAATTGAGTTGACGCCGGCAGCCAGTACGTGAAAGGCAAGTCCAGCTTCAATGCGGATGTCGGCTTTAATGCCCAGACCAATAACACCTGGCCGCAGTGCTTGAACTCCTTGGCCAGGTAGCAGTAGTGTTCATCAAAGCTGCTAGTCCCATCGTATGCCGTGATAACCAAGCAGTCGGCATCCTCCGGCAGCCGCTCACTCAACGGGATGGGCTCCACGGCTGGCGCTGCAGGGCGGCCCCAGACGGTGAGGGCACGCTGCAGGATTTCGCGGCCACCATGACCGCCTCCAAGCTGTGGGTGTCCCATGGATTTGAAGATGGAATCAACGCTTGGATGGCGATTACCGTGACTTCAAGTTCATCCTCTGTCAGCCCGTGACCCTCCGGCTCGTCCAGGGCGGCGCGGGCGCGGGCAGTCAGATCGCCGTACAGGCAGTCTTGCACCATGATGTCATTGCCGATAGGTATTGCGTGGCTGACGCCCCCAATTTCCAGTATTTGATTGTACGGTGCCGTTACACTCTGTTTATAGAGAGTATTAAAGCTGTTCAATAGCTCAGCACACAATGCGCGGAAGTCGGTCATGGTCGGTCGGTGGTGAATGGGTGCCGGGTGGGACGCCCCCTGTAGTGCAAGCCGCAAGGGCCACCCGACCCCCACATCATAAGCCATTGCGCTTCCCTAAGCCACAACGGCAAGCTGAGAAAACACAACCGCAGCACCGTGCCGCTTCCCTTTGTCACCGCGCCAGAGATCCGGGTCGAGCAGGTGGGAGACGAGACCACCGGCATCCTGGAGTTCCCCGTGTTCAACAGCCTGTTGGCTGGGGAGCGGATGATGCTCGATGAGATCGACTACCAGAGCACGGTGAACGAGCAGACCCACCGGCTGGCCCGCATCATCCAAGAGATGGACGAGCTACCAGAGGAAGCCGCCAAGTTGGTGGCCTCTCGCCTGATGGCCAAGCACATCGGCATCCCCGTGGTGCTGGAGCCCAAAGAAGACGCGATCCGCAAGCGTGAGCACCTCCTGATCCGCGAGATCGACAACCGCCTGTCAGCTCAGAACGAGGCGCAAGTCACCCGGCTGGTCACTGCCGCGATCGTCTACCGGCTGGGCAAGGTGGACCCCGACTGCGCCAGGTGGACCGACGACGACACCCGCAACCTCACCGAGGGGCTCCGCAATGCCGTCTACGCCTTCATGCTGCGCGAGCAACGCGGCGGCGCTGCACCGGCTGATCCAGCGACGACGCTGCAGCTGATGGCCGCAAGCCTGGGAAAGCCCAATCTCCCACCGACTGGGGAGCCATCTTCTGGCAGCTCAACGACCTCTGGCCTCGTCATCACGCTTTTACGAGTGATTTGTTTGCTTGGTGCCCGGAAGTCACCATCTGGGAAGCGCTCGAAGTCGGAAACCGCCTCCTGAGGGAACGGCTGCACGCGGCAGAGCGGCCGTTCGCCAACTTCCACGCCTGGTATGCCAGCGCTCACCGGGATCCCGAGAAGCGCCGCGAGCCGTTCACGATGGAGGAGTTCTGCTGGTTCCTGCCGCCCAAGGATCAGGACGCAACCGAGGGGCCGCCTGCTGCAGCCGGTGCGGCAATGCTGGCCCTCTGCGAAGCGGTGCAGGTGCCAGGGTTCGCCATGGCCTTCTACGACGCTCTGGCCACCGCCGGGGAGGGGACGCCACCGCCACCACTGCTGGCCCTGCTGGCAGACGATGCCCTGTTGCTCGCCCCGGTGGAACATCAGGACGGCTGGCGGGGGCTGCTGCTGGCGGAAGACACCGCAGCGGGGCAGGAGCGCACTTTCAGGCTGACGGATGATCCGCAGCGGGTGGTGACCCTGCAGGTGCCACTCGCTCCCGATGCTGCAGTGCCAGCATGGGCGGCGGCAGATTCATGGCTGCCCATCGTTCGATCTGGCGATAGCAATCCTCCACCGCCTGCGCTGCTGCCTGAATTGACGTGAAGTAGCCCAGCGACCACCGCCTTCCAGCCCACCACACGCGAGCTTGATATGGGCGCCGTGCGTTGTGGGGGCAGTGGGAAACGCCGCGAGGGTAGGAAGCCATGCCTCAGCTTTCCCGCCTAAGCCGCTGAGAAGGCTTAAGCCATGGCGGGAACCTGCGAGGTAACGCACCGGCAGCGCCGGCAGGATCATGACTCAGGCATGGGAACAGGCCTACGGCTTTAGGTTCTTCTTCACCCCCCTCAAGTCTTCGGCGGTTGACCTTAACCGCATCAACCTCGGCGGGCTTGGAACCGGCAAGTTCATCGACAACACCACCCTTCAAAGCTCCACTGCCAAGGTGGTCACGGCTGGAACCGGCGATACCTTTGCATTCGGTGTCGGCACCAAGGCGGTTACCAATGCCGTGAGCACCGGCACCACCGCAACCTTGACCTTTGCTGATGCCCACGGTATCGCGGTGGGCAAGCGGATCGTCGTCAAGGATCTTCCTGCTCCCTTCACCACCCTCAACGGGTCGTTCGTGGTGACGGCTGTGACCACCACCTCGCCGCACACCCTGACCTATGCCCTGATCGGTTCGGCGATCACCACTGCTGCTGTATCTGCTGGTGTGGTGGCCCCCTCGCTGCTGCTCGACGGCACCGATCCCCCGTTCCGGCTGCTGGGTCTGACCAATATCCAGCCGAGCAACAGCACCACAAAGGAAAGCGTCACCACCTATGACGACGAGGCGGGCAGCTACAACACCCCGATTCCTACCGCCAGGGACAAGACCTGGAGCCTGAGCGGTGCGATGAACTTCGCCGACCCTGCGTGGCGTGCCATGCGGATCTGTGAAGAGTTCAACGTGAGCGAGAAGCTCATGGTTGAGTACGCCGTCATCGGCCCGAACAACGGGAAGCAGGTGGAGTACGGCTATGGCTTCTTCGAGAGCTACCAGCCTGAGCAGGCTGCTGGCACGGTGATCAAGTTCCAGGTGAGCCTGGCCGGTTACGGCAAGGTTGGCCTTGATCTGCTCTGATTCCGTTACTGGGATCCCAGTAACGCCTCAATCGTCCAACAACGAGACTGGCCCCGGTACTGCCGGGGCTTTTTACTGCCCTTTACGCCTCAGCGCTAAACAACTGACTGACCCGCTCCATGCGCTTGGCCCAGGTATCGCCACCCTCACGGCCATTGCATGGGTTGATGCAGGCGGGGTCGTTGACCATGTTGCAGACGAGGCCGGCTAGATCAAGCTCTGAGGCTTTCTTGCCGGTGGCCCAGTAAAGCTGCTCGCCTAGCCAGAGGGCGCCGCAGCGTGGGCAGGAGCGGGCTTCCGTGACTGGGGCTTCCATGGCGGGCGGGCAGTGTTGCGGCAGGTTTCCGGTGCTGGCGGGAAAGCTGAGGCATGAGCCTGTCCACGACCGCCCAAGGCATCTACGACCTGCTGGCGGGCGATGCGGTGATCAGCGCAGCCCTAGGCACGTACACACCTCGCGGCCAGAGCCCTGTCCCTGCCATCGCCGTAGTGCGCCGCAATGAGCAGCTGCCCGAGGGGGTGGCCGTTGCTGGCCTGGAGGTGGTGATCCTCAACAACCCCGACTACAGCCCCGATGCCTTCCTGACCGGGGAGACGGGGCTGAATCCACAGTTCCGGCTGTACGTGAGCGAGTGGTCTGCCCTGCAGGTGGCCCCGCAGGCGATCACCAACGCCGCCCTTGCATCAGGCACGGCCACGCTCACCTTCGCGGCGGCCCATGGCTTCGGCGTGGGCAAGCAGGTAGCCGTGAGCGCTCTCCCGGCCCCTTTCGCTGCCCTGAATGGCACCTTCACGGTGACCGCTGCAACCGCAGCCGCACCGTTCACCCTCAGCTATGCCCTGGCTGGAAGCACCATCGCCTCGGCTGCCGTGGTTGCTGGCGTGGTGGTTCCTTCGTCTGCAGTTGATCTGACAGCCCTGCAGGCGCTGACGCAGCGGATCATCAGCCTCCTGCCGGGCTGCCGTGCGGTGCCGATCGGTGGTGATGCGCCGGGGCAGGGGCTAGGGGTGCTGGATCAGTACGCCATCAGCTGGACAAACCCCACCCAGTACGTAGTAACACCGGAGAGCTGAGATGGCAGGGAATGAATGGGTCGTTAAGGTCACCGCCGATGTGAAGGGCGTGCTCGAT